CCACGGTCCTGCTCTGGAGCCTGGATGCAGGGATGTATGACCGAGGCCTGGCGCTCGCCAGCTACGCGCTGGAGCACGGGCTCAAGATGCCCGACAGATTCGAGCGGCCCGTGCAGACCATCGTGATCGATGAGGTAGGCGAGGCCGTGATGGCGGGCCGGCTGGCCGGCAAGGACGCCGTGCGCATCACGGCCGAGGTCATCGCCATGACCGATGGACTGGATGCACACGACCAGGCCCGCGCCAAGCTCTACAAGGCCGCCGGCTGGGCGCTGCTGGGCAAGACATCGAGCAGCGATGTGGACATGGAGTCCCGTCCCCTCACCGCATGCCGCAAGGCCATGCCGCTGCTCAAGCGCGCCTTCGAGCTGGACACCCGTACCGGCGTGAAAAAAGACATCGAGCGGCTGGAGCGCCGCCTCAAGAAAGAGGCATAGCTCCAACCGCCGAAACCGAGCGTACCCCGCGCCCGTGGCGGCCCCAGGGCAAGGACAGCTGACACAGCACCGTCCAACGCCCTGGGCCACCGCCACACCTCAACACCGGAGCCTGCATGTTTGTATCCAACGTCAATCCACCGAACCAGAAGCCAACGGGCACGGTTGCCGGCGATGGCTGGTGGCCTGACGTGGACGCCGACCGCATGCTCAAGGATTGCCGCTTTGACGCAACCGTGACCCCCGAGCGACTGCGCCAGGCCGTGGTGCTGGCCGTCGCCGACATCACGGGGCAGCTGGAGGCCTGGCGGGCCGAGCAGGAGGCCGCCGGCCATGCCTCCCTGGACAAGGTGCCCGCGCGTCAGGTGGACGGAAAGAGCATCAAGCCGGCGCAGTTCCTGCGGGCTGTGCAAAGCCATGTGCAGGCTGAGCTGGCAGAGGCCTACCGCGATCTGGACACCCTGCCGAACGGAGAGGGCAAGGAAGGGCGTGTGCTGTCCCGCCTGGAGATCCGCGTGGACACATTCCAGCGGAACCTGCGCAACGCCATCGCGGATCTGCGCGGCCGGCGGCGAACCATCGTGGAGCTGATCTGAGATGGCCACACCCGAAAACATGCAGCCGGGGCTCGCTGTGCGCGCGCACGCGCATGACACGCTGGACGGACTCGTATGGCGCCATCTGGGTGCCACAGGCGGAAACGTGGAGGCCACCTTGGCCGCCAATCCGGGTCTGGGTCGGTTTGCAGACGACTTGCCAGAGGGGCACCTGGTGCGCCTCGTCACCGCGCCGGCACAGACCCGCCAGCGCGTTTACCTGTGGGACTGAGAGAGGGAGAAAACAGTGGCAGACAGCATCGAGAAAGTCGCCATCATCGGCGGCAAGACGGCAACCTACGGTGGCGCCATCAGCGCCGTGGTCAGCGGTCTGACGATTTCCGAAATCGGCGTCATCGTGGGCATCATCGTCGGCGTGGTGGGTCTGCTGCTGGGCCAGTATTGGCAATGGCGCAAGGACCGGCGCGAAGAACGCGCGCTCACCGCCTGGCTGGAAAACGAGGCCGGTGGGGAGACCGTCCTATGAAGTGGCCCAGCAACATCAAGATTGCTGCAGGAGCTTCGGCAGTGGCCGTGGGGGTGGCTGGTCTGCTGGCTCAGTTCCTGCCCGTGGAGGAAGGCCGCAGGCTGGGCGCATATCGCGACCCCATCGGCATTCCCACAATCTGCGAAGGCTGGACCCGTGGCGTGCAGATGGGCGACCGCGCTACGCAGGCCGAATGCGACCTGCTGACCCGCCAGGGCATACAGGAGGCCTGGGAAGTCTTCGAGCGATGGGTGCCCGCCCATGTGCGCAATGGCATGCCTGACCAGACCCTGGCCGCCTTCCTGAGCTTCATCTACAACGTGGGGCCAGGGCAGGCGGGCAGCAAAGACGGCTTTGTGTGGCTCAAGAGCGGCCGGCATTCCACCATGCTGCTGCGCCTGCAGGCCGGCGATGTGCGCGCCGCGTGCGAGCAGCTGCCGGCGTGGGTCACTGCCGCAGGCATTCGCCTGCGCGGCCTGGAGCTGCGCAGGGGGCGCGAAATGGCGATGTGCCTGGAGTCCCTATGAACCGTCAACGCGGAGTGATGCAATCCGCTGTGCTGTGGGCTGGGGCACTGGTTGCTGTGGCGGCTGCCCTGAGCGTACAGCAGCTGCGCATCAGCCACCTCAAGGCCCAGCACGCGCAAACCTTGCAGGGCCTGGCAGAGAAGACAGCAAAGGCCCAGACAGAAATCACCCGCTACATCGAGGCCGTGGGCCGCTATGACAGGCAGACCCGGCAGGCGATGGAAGAACAGGAAAGGAAAGCCCGTGAAGAAAATGAGGCCCTGGGCCGCGTTGCTGATGCTGAACGTGCTGGCCGGCTGCGCAGCGACAGGCTCCTTGAGCAGCGCACCCGTGATTTCCAAAGCATGGCCCGAAGTGCCGCCACTGCCGCAGAACGCGAGGCAACTGCCGACGCCATCGGAGTGCTTGCCGACGTGCTCGGACGCGCTGATGAGCGAGCGGGAATCCTGGCGTCAACAGCTGACCAGGCCCGCGCCAGAGGCGCCGCCTGCGAGCGCGCATTCGACGCGGTAGCGCAGCGCATCAACGCAGGCCCGCAGGCCGTGGCGCAGGAGCACCAGCATGTGGAAACTCGATAGCCTGCGCCGCCTCATCCTGCAGGCCGTGCCGAAGCTGGCCGAGAACCCCGAGAACCTGATCGTGCGCGCGGCCGGAGGCCAGGTACTGGCCACCGGGGCGGATAGCCTGTCCTATGAATACCTGTACACGGCAGAAATCACCGTGCTGGACTATGCCGGGCATGCCGATGCCCTGTTCGTGCCCCTGGTGGCCTGGCTGCGCGTCAACCAGTCCGACGCCCTGGACAACGCGGACAAGCGCCAGAAGGCCCTGCTCTTCGATGTCGAGCAGCTCAACGACACCGCCGCAGATGTCGGCATTCGCGTGCCACTGCGCGAGGCCGTCATAGTCAAACCGGACCCGGACCACCCCACGCGCTACAGCGCGACGCACCCGAAGGAACCGTGCCACCCGGGCGGCAACTGCGTGGCCGAGCATTGGGAGCTGTACCTCAAGGATCAGAAGCTGTGCGAATGGGACATCGACGCCCCGCCAGAGCGCACGCGGTTTGAGATGTAGCCATGGCAGATATGCGCGCGCTTGAACTGTGGGCCGAGTCGCTGCTGGCCAAGCTTGCGCCGGCAGCGCGCCGCCGCCTGCTGCTGGACCTGGCGCGGCAGCTGCGCGCCCGCAACAGCCAGCGCATGGCCAGCCAGCAGACGCCGGACGGCGAGAAATGGGAGCCCCGCAAGGCCCAGGGCGACGGCCTGCGCAACAAGCGCGCCCAGATCCGCGCCCGCGCCAAGGCCCGCCGCCCTCTGTTCGCCAAGCTGCGCATGCAGCGTTGGCTCAAGGCAAAGGCCCAGGGCGATGCGGCCGTTGTGCAATTCGCAGGCCGTGCAGATCGCATCGCCCGCGTGCATCATTACGGCGAGCAGGACCGCGTGGCCAAAAACGGCCCCATGTACGACTACCCCGAACGGCAGCTGCTGGGCATTCCGGCAGAAGACGCCGACCTGCTGCGCGACGTCATCCTGCGACACCTGCACCCCTGATTTCTGTCATGTCGGCAGCCACAGCACGCGCTGCTGGGCTTCGCGCGTGCGCGGCGGCACGATGGCCACATGACCGATACACCGCAGCAAGAAAGCCCCTACGAGCTGATCCGGCGCCTGGAGAACCTGGCACGCCGTGGCACCGTGGCCGAGGTGCGCGCGAAGCCGCTGGCCGTGCGCATGCGCTGCGGAGACAACATCACCGACTGGCTGCAGGTGCAGTGCCTGCGCGCCGGCACGCAAGGCTCCACCTTCTGGGCGCCGGAGGTCGGCGAGCAGGGCCTGGTGTTGAGCGTAGGCGGCGACATGCGCCAGGGCGTGGCCCTGCTGGGCCTGTACAGCGAACAGATGGAACAGCCCAGCGATGGCGCGCCGCACATCAAGCTGAACAAAGACAACACCCATTTCATCCGATACGAAAGCGGCGTGCTCACCCTGCGCATTGAGGATGCGTCCATCACCATCTCGCGCGACGACATCACCCTGAGCACCGCGAAAGCATCGTTGAGCGTTGGAGATCTGGTGCGGGCTGCACCCGATGTGGTGGCCGAAGCCATCAGCCTGGTGCACCACGTCCACGGCGGCGTGCGCAGCGGCGACAGCAACACGGGGGAGCCGCGATGATGAGCCGCACCACCGGCCGGCGCATCGGGCTTGTAGAGCACCTGGTGCAATCCATTGGCGACATTCTGAGCACGCCCATGGGTAGCCGAGTGGCTCGGCGCACCTACGGTTCGCTGGTCCCGCTGCTGATAGACCAGCCCGACAACACGCAGACCGAGGCGCGCCTGTATTCCGCCATTGCGTCTGCGCTCATGCGTTGGGAGCCGCGCTTGTCCATCGAACGCCTGCGCATCGTGCGCGACGCAGAGCGGCCAGGACGTGCGCAGCTGGTGATCGATGGAGCCCTGCTATCGGACTACGCTCCCCGCGCCAAGCCTCTGAGCCTGACCGTGGAAATCGGAAGTACGGGGGGCGCATGACCGACCTGGCCACTCTCCCCGCCCCGCAGATCATCGAGCCGCTGGACTTCGAGCAGATCCTGGCCGACCTCAAGGCCGACATACTGGCCCGCGCGCCCGAGCTGGCCGAAGTCCTGGCGCTCGAATCTGATCCCATCGTCAAGCTGCTGGAGGCCTGCGCCTACCGGGAACTGCTGTACCGTGCCCGCGTCAACGATGCCGCCCGCGCCCACCTGCTGGCCTTTGCCACGGGCGGCGACCTCGACCACCTGGCCGCGCAGTACGGCGTGGACCGCCAGGCCGGCGAAACCGACGACCGCCTGCGCACTCGGCTGCAGCTGCGCATTGCCGCCCTGGCCGGCCAGGGCACGCGCGAGCACTACGAATTTCACGCCCTCACCGCCTCGCCCCTGGTGCGCTCCGTGCGGGCCAGCCAGCAGACCCCGGGCAGCGTGCTCGTCATGCTGTGGGTCACCGACCAGACGCAAGCCCAGGCTGTGCGACAGCTGGTGTCCCAAACCCTGAACGCCGACAACGCCCGCATGCTGGGCGTGCCCGTCAATGTGGCCGTGGCCGTGCCGCAC